GTGAAGCAGATAATACGATTTTAATTTTTAGATTACATCTCCAGAGACCGTAATTATCTAATTTCTTTTTAATAATAGGATTTGACAAATACTCAACCCATGGCGAGATATTATGTGTCAACTTAACACCTTCAAACCAATGGAAAGTGTCAATAAGGACAGGGCGTGAAAGAAAATCTCCCAAGTCCAGTCCGGATACAGCAGATGAATCAAATTGAGAAACAGAGGTACCGGTAAATTCTAAAGATTCACCGCCTTTGTCGTCAACAAAAGTCATTTGCTGCTGAAGTGTAGTGTTTGAGGCAACCCCCACTTCTAAGGGTTGTTCTGCGGTGTTTTGGGTGCCGCTACCCATATTAATGTCAGTAAGTAGTAAAACAAATGTGAAGATTAACTCATCTCTCCACATGTAAAAATTTTCAAAGATAGGCTGTCCAAACCTTAATATAAATATATTTTCAAGGGACGCTTAGGAACAATTATATATACAGTCCTGATATAACAAACAATAAAATTCATAAAAGTAAATTATTATACAGTAAATTAATGTACATATGTTGATTTTGGTTATGACGTATCAACAAAGCCAATAATCTTTCTATAAAATGAAAGAAGTTTTTTCCGAGCACTCTCGGAATTGAGTCCACAATGACTCATACGTGGGTAATTTTCTATCCTCAAAGAAAGAATCTAACCCATTGTGAGCAATAGCCTCAAGTAATAGTGATGTTTTCAAATTAAACTCACTCTTACCATAATGCCACCACTCGCGGTGTGCGCTACGAATAACTTCAGAAACCTGCTCATTAAGAGTTATAGATTTCGATTTAACCATAACACACAACATTTTGTGTATACTTGCCTCCTCCAACGGAGCTAAGAATACACCCTGCTCATCATCCCACAACCAAGATCGTTTCAAGAAACTAGCATCGGAAATATGGATGAATGGTACAGATTCAGCTTCCTTATCAGCCATAGTATACACAACACCAATCTTAGCCAAAGCATCTCGAATAGTGGTATGATTAAAATTATGACAATCTTCAGAAACTGACATGATATTATCATCACCATACGTCATCAAGGAAACATTATCGCTGAAAGTGGCAACATTATTCCCAGTGAGGGCATATGTATAACGCATGTAAAGTGAATTGGCAATTGAATTAATAATAACAGTTAACGGATGCCCAGAAGGATTAGAACCCCAAAAGGTAACCAAATCACCATTAAAATCAATCATAGGGTAAGCAGTGTCTTTACAAACACAATACATAGAAGTGATCTCTTCACGACTAAAATTACCCGATTCCTCAGCTAAAACAATAAGGACTTCAAATGCTGCCGTAATCAAAGCAGGAGGCATACGCTTATCATAAGCTTTATAATCTCCAGCAACAATTCGAAAGGTTCCAAATTTTGTAATGTGTTTAAACATATCAGTCCATTCAGTAGAAGGGGCTACAGTTCCAACACCACATTCGAAAGCAAATTTGTAATTTTGCATAAGACGAACGTGACTCAAAAACAATTGGCGTACAACAATGCTCCAATCAAAAGGAGCACCACAGAAAACACGTGTTTTACCACTTTGTTGTTTCTGAGGATTAACAGCTTCATCCTTAAGATGTGCAGTAAAAACAGGTTGATAGCATTCTCCACGTGCATACTTTGCTGTAATATCATCCACACGCTCTTGAAGTACAGGAGTTATTCCAATAGGATCCATAAGACCCCTTTCAGGAGCAACTTTTGTTAAATGTTTCTTTTTGGACTCACAAAAAGGAGCCCCAGCAGAAGTGCCACGCTTGATACCATCAAGAAAAGCTACACCTTCAGCACCATTCAAAGCAGTAAATTGGTCACTCTTGCCCAGAATATGCTTCATAGCTTTAAAAGGAACTCGAGCACGAATGTGATCAAGATAAGAGGTAACACAGTCTTTCAAAATAGAAGAATCTAATTCAACAACAGGATTAACCATATCTAAAGCAGCAATTCGCCACGGTCTCCAACCAGACATAACCGGTTTCCCAAAATCACTAGCAATCCCTTTCTCCTTCAAAAAAGGAGCCAAGGGCGAAGCAATAACTTGAGATTTAGTGGTGGGTCGAAAACCTGTAAAGCTACCATAAACTGTGGCAACTCCAGAGTCAATATACCTAAAAACACTCTTTGGATGAAGAGATGTTAAATGACGAGTATAACCCTGAGCACACAATACTGGTGGATTGACATCGCTACACGTTGAATCATCAAATTGGTCCATAAGA